AGGTTCCCACCGTTGGCAAGGTTAGTATGAGAGTTAAAGAGGATAAAGACGGAAATCGTGTTGAGAAGGTAACTATCCGCAAGGATGGCAAGAAGGAAGTGATGAAGAAAAAGACAAAGTGTTAATATGTTTCGGGGCGATAAGTCGTGTGGTTGGCAGACAGCGGGATACAAACCGCCGGTCATCGTAAGGTGGCCCCTCGTTGGTTCAAATCCAACATCGCCCAACCAATTCATTGCTATCATAGCTCAATGGTAGAGCAGGTGTTTTGTAAGCTCCAGGTTGTAGGTTCGATTCCTACTGATAGCTTTAGACTTAACTGCGCCAACACCTTAAGGTAAAACACTGACTGTTAGGTGAAAATACCTTTGCAACCAATTTATAGGCGCGCCACAAAAACAAGAAGGAGAAAGACATGGAAAAGCAAAGAGTTCTTGAAATTGGATCACGCAGATACACCGAAGTTCAGGTGTTTGATACTCATGGTGCAGGTGGTGCATGTCATGAATATCGTGTATGCAATGCATCTTCACATCCAACATTAGGAGTATACGAACAAATTGACTTTGCAAAAGTGTCGTTTCAAAATGGCCCAATCAAAGAATCGGGTGTCAATGGGTGCCACAACGAGGATTTGATTGCAATTGTAATCGACAGGCTTCAGTGTTTTCAGGTCGGCGATTTTGCTTGCAGAGAAAACGCGATTGCTCTCACTAAGCTCGAAGAGGCTTTGCACTGGCTCAACCACAGAACTCAGGCTCGTATCAACCGTGGAGTCGAAGGAACTAATCAGAAATAAGATGGGAGCGCAGTACAATGGGAGTGCCCAGGTACATCGCCTAACATGCGCAGTGCGCCAGTCTCAAAGCAGGCTGGCGCACATGCGCAAGCGCGTTGTTCTTATCAGTGGCAAGGTGTGTGAGCCGTGCTATCTTGCCCTTGGCCCAAACGGCATATTTTTGTGAGAGCGTTGTCTTAAATTTATTAAAGAGAGATTGTCAATGAAAGTTAAAGTAGTAACAAAGTCAGGGCGTGAACATTATAGTGAAAATGAAATGATTATTGTGAGTAATCGTCTCAATCTAAAATTGGACGGAATAACACCTTCCAAGAAAAACGGAATGAGAATACTTACAAACCGTAAAACGGGAAGACCTTTTGTAAAATCATCCTCAAAGCATGGTGATTGGCATGATACAGCGTCTTATAGTATCAATAGTCAAATAGCAAATTATAGAAGTCAAATTGCCTTCCCAATAGAATGCTGTTCGATCAAAATGTCGTTCTCATACCCCGACAAAATACGCAGGGACACTATTAATTCTGCTGAATCAATACTCGACCTGCTTGTAGATTTAAAAGTGATTAAGGATGATAACTGGAAGGTTGTGAGAGAGCTGACGCTAATAGGTAGTCACGGGACGGCCGGTGCCGAAATAGAAATATTCATTAAGCATTACAAAGACTAACAGAAATGGACTTATGGAAATCGAGGTGTTCAACAAGGTCGTGGAAAGACGACTTGAAAAAGTGCGAGAGACTTTGATTAAGAAGGCTGCTGAGTATGCGGCAGGTGGCGACCGGTTGCATAACTTCAAGAAGGGAGTGCTCATGAATGGGAAGGCCATTACTCCTGCTCAACTCTTGAAGGGGTTTAAACTCAAGCACGACATATCTGTTGATGATATGATCGAAGGTCAAACCGAAGTAACACCTTACCTGATTGATGAAAAAATCGGGGATCAGGTTTGTTATGCTATTCTTCTTGAGGCAATCTTTTGGGAAGAAGTTGGTGGCCTTCCATCAGATAAGGCTTTGGAGACTCTTACTCCTTCAAGTGGTTCCAAAAAGAATTATAGGGATGTGGAGTATTCAATTCATAAGGAAATGAGGATGCCTAAGAAATAACCGATTGCGGGAAGGCAAAACCTTCCTGTGTCAGTCCTGAGCATGGTCAGGCCGCATAGCAGTTGCTACCGATACGAAAAGGCGGTGCCGGAATAGTAGCCGGCAATTTAACAACGAAAGGAATTATATGACAGATAGATTTTACAGAACAATGAGAGATGCAATTGTAAAAAATGAAAATATGGATATGCTACTCCTAACACTTGAGTTAGGGAAGGCAGATTTAGAGCGACATCACTCAAAGATAAAAAAGATAGTTGATGAAAGCATTGTTTTCGACATAAAAACTGACTTAAACAGCACAACCGTTATAGGTGCAATTAGACTTGGTCACGCCTGTGCAATAAACCGAGATGTTGTAATATTTAATCCCAATATTGTTGATAATTCAAAGGATTTAATAAAGGCTTATTTTGTTGATATGTTCTTGAATACTAAGCAAATGAACGATGGGTTGTTATGAGTGTATCAATACCGCTTGTTATAGAATCATAAGAGAAGGTTGTGGAAGAATGATAAAATCCTGTAAAGATTGCGGCAATGATTACACAGGGAAAAGCAACTCCCAGTATTGCCCTACCTGTAAAAAGAAACGAATATCCGAACGAGAACACCTTTTAAGGAGAGGGATAAAGAAGGAAAAACCTGTCGTTAAAGCAGAGCAAAAGCCGTCAAAGTTGGAAATAGACAGGAAGCGGAAGGCCACTGCTGCAATCATGGCAAGGTTTAATACATTATGACAAACTGTAACCTTTCAAGGGAAAAAGAAGAAGGAATCTTCTTGCAGATAATGAAGGTTATGTTAATAGCAAACCTTTATACAGAGGCATATCCATCTTCATTGTTCCTGAAATACATGATTGAATCAGGTGATGAAAATATTTACTTTGAAAATGGGAAGCTATATTGCGGAAAAGTGGAATTGAACTTGGACAGGTGATAAAAGAAACAGAGGATATCTATAACAGATACCCGAATGACTGCATTGAAAAGCAGAAGATCGAAAAACAATTAACCGAAATGAGAAAAAAGTGCTCGGGCAAAAAATAAAAGCATTGGACAAAGTCTTCTCTGAGTACATCAGGCTTCGGGATATCGGTAAGGGGTGCATTACCTGCGGTGCTGTATACCCTTGGAAGGAAATGGATTGTGGCCACTTTGTGCCACGGGCAAGCATGTCCACCCGTTGGGATGAAAAGAATTGTGCCTCTCAGTGTGTTCAGTGCAACAGGTTCTCAGCAGGAAAAGCAGATATCTTCGGGAGAAGGATTGATATTCGGCATGGATCGGGGACGGCAGCAAGCCTTTCAAAAAGAAAACATGAGATAATGAAATTTAGTGAATTTCAGTTGAATGACAAGATAAAAGAATTTCGGAGTAAGATTAATGACCTCAAACGAATTTAACAGGTTAATGCGCTTTCCTTCCCCGTTCCCACTGATAGGTGCTTATGAGATAATAAAACAACTCTCAGGTGGGAAGGGCGTGGTTACAATCTCTGTAAAGAAAGTAATGGATGCAGTGGCTCAACCTCAGCTGCAAGCAAACCTTTCAAAGTTGGATCAGCATGGGATAATCTGCATGATCCGTCCCAGGGATGGCGGTAAGTTCGGGGAAAATCTTATTATACATGATCTTCTAACGGATGAAGGAAAAGAAAAAGCGGAAAAAGTTCTCTCCGCTTGTGGGTTAACACTTTCAAACTACATGGGGACGGCCGTCAATGCTCGTCATCCATAATTTTCCTTCTTATTACATGGGTGCTATTACTTGAATCATTAAACCAATACTCGAAGTGGCCGAACCTTTCAAGAAACCCACGGGGGGCCATGTCGCAGTCTAAAATAGTGACCGTCCCGTAGTAATCCATTGCGGCCTGTTTCATCTCAGTTTGAATCTTCTCTGGGACGGCCATAATAAACCCTTTCACTCTGTATACATCTTCTGCTCAAGATCACTCTCATACCTGTCAAATACCGGTATTGGGTGATTGAACGGAAAACTTGAATCATTTGAATATACAAAGTTCCCGCCGAACATATAGACCCTTTCTTCATAGTCCAAGGGAGTGGCGATTTTCATAAATCCGTTATCCATGATTGTTACAAAGTGAATTCCATCCTCTTCGGTCTGCTGCGGGACGGCCTCACCAGTCAATAAAAGCTTGTCATACATTGAAGATAGTCCATGATTTGTACAATCAGGATATCCAGCTGGGCGGTACACAGTAACTCTCATGCCTTTCATTATATTCTCCGTTCTGCCCCCGAAGGGGCTGTTTTTTTGGTTAGTATTTCCGCACTCCGTACTCGTCACAAACTTTTCCCTCATAGTGCCCTAAAAGTGATTCACAGCCGATAACCTCATCATCAGTAAGGCTTTTCAGCGACTCGTAAAAATTTTCTGCGGAAAGAATGTTTATTTCTTTTCCGATATCTGAAAAAGAAACTTCATCGTCAATATACTCAACCCCGTTTGTTGTTGTGGCTATTGCTTTCATTTTCTCAACCCCTTTTAAAGTGTTTTTGCAAGTTTTTCAAAGTCAATCAAGGTAATACTGGGACGGCTCGCCGCTGCAAGCTTTTCAACAAATTCAGGAATAATACAACCGAATCTTTTAATAGAAAGTCTTTCATAAAAATTAATCCATGCCTTTGATCTGTACATTTTATTTCTCCATTCTTTTAAGGATAAACTCTGAAGTAGCCCAAATAACAGCAAAGAGTATAAACATAGGAATTAAGACAGCCATTTTATTTTCCTTGCCTTTCTTGGCGTTTCAATAGCCTGTAAATCCATCCTCAGATTTTGGATGATGGTTTTTTCATTACCTTCTGGCAATTCGCTTTCAAGCTGCCTGAGTTTTTCGATGATACTCATGATTCACCCCTTTGCATTGTAGTTGACTGAATATTTGACCATTGGTACATTTAGGAAAAAATTAAGATCGTCCAGGTAGTAAATTCTGCGGTCAAGGTTGTTGAATCCATCATCAGTATCAGGGTATTCGCTTATTGTAGTCCTGCCGTTTTCCCATTTTTCAGTGATTCTCAGCATGATGCCTCCCTTTCAATATTAGAAAGTCCGTCACAAAGTATTGAAAGAAACAATACTTCAGCCTTGTATTCTTCTTTGTTGACCGTCCCGTCCTTAACTTCTTTCAAAAGGTCGGAATGTGCTTTTTTAATGTAAGATACTGCCTGGTGATCTCCATTAATGGCTAAATTTGCCATTGATACCCAGTGTTGAAAAATTATTGTGTTCATAATTCGATCCTTTCAATAGTCCTTTGCGGGGACGGTCAAAATGCTTTTTTTGGTAGTGTTTTTGCTTTTGTTCTTACTTTTTCCATAACTTCAGCATAGTTATAACCTTTATTACCTATCCAAATAATTCCATCGCAAACAGTATACCCGTATACTGTTGTGAAATTTCCGCTGTTTTTGATTCGGCCTTCTACTGTCATGATGCAACCCTTTCTATTAAATAGCTTTTTTAATTAGTTTTACTCTTGCAATTTGATTATCACCGATATTTACTCCCCAATAGTTCCGGCCTTCCCATATAAACCAAAAATCAGTTCTCCATGCACCAAAATTATTTTTACTGCGTTTATAGTATTTTGCTTGTACTTTGAATGTTCCTGGCCAATTACAAAAAATAGGGCAATTTGATTCGGTCAAGTATCCTATTAGTTTTCCTGTAGTTCTGAGCTCGTTTTCATCCATTTTCCCGGCGCATGTATAGCATATTTTTTTATCTTCCATTATTGCGTATCCTGTAGATATTCCATCAGGTATACAATCTTTTCCGCATGTTGTGCAAGTTTCCATTTTTACAACCTTTCAAAAGAGTTTTAATTGTATTGTGTTTAAAGATTCTTTTTCGTTTTCAGAGAAAAAAGGTAAACCGTCGAAGTCGGGAAGGCCGCCCTTCCTAGCTGCTATCCTCTGCCGTATTTCTATAGCTTCAAGTGACTCAGATTCTCCGAATAGTGTATTTTGTTCTATTTTCATTTTGACCGCTCCCATTTTGCATATACTTCGCTCTCTGTATCCGGCTTCAGTTCTGCACTATAACCGGCTTTCTCTGCTTCTGAAATGTTTTTGAACGGGCCGCATGGTATAAACCATGCTTCCCCATAAAAGCGGTATCTAATACCCACAATGGGGCCGGCCGCACTCTCTACAAGTGATTTTCTAATTGCCTGCGATATTGTCATTTTATGCCGTCCTTTTTAAAATGATACTAAAACATCATAAGAATAGCAATAATCAACCGGTCCGCCTTCACAAAATTTGTTTGAAGTGCTGAAATAATCTTCAATATTCAGTTCACTTTTAAACATTCCGGTGCCCATTGCCTGCCGGTTGCGGAGTATTTTATATTCTCCGCTGTATGTGTCTCCGTTTATTCTGAATAGCATTTTGTTTTTTCCTTTCTATTATGCAAAAAGTGATAACTGAACCACATTAAATGAATTGATCTTTTTTTCTACCTTTTCAACTTCAGCGGGTTTTCTAATAACTACCAATAAAACACTAACTGAAGTGCCTTGATTTTTAAAAGCGTCTTCAAAAACTTCTGAATATTCAGCGCTTGCTAAAAACTTCTGTTGCCTTGGACCATTAGCACACAAGGCAACACAAACCCCACCAGGTTTAAGCATTGTTAAGGCGTGTTCAATGTGTTTTATGTCTATACCATTTTCAAATGGCGGGTTCATTACAACCTTTTCAAATAAACCCCCAAGCTCAAATACTGTTTTTTCCAAAAAATCACCAGAATTTACAATTTTCCCAAAATTAGAAGATAAAGCAGAGCAAAGGTGATAATTTTTTTCCACAAGTTCGATTTTGTCGGTCTTTTCAAGAATCTTTTTAACTAAAACACCAGTTCCGGCACTTGGCTCTAATACCCTTTCATTATTTTGTATATCTGCATGGTCAATCATAATATCAGCCAAAAAATCAGGGGTCGGGAATAGCTGAGGGGCCGACACTGTTTTTATACCGCTTTTTAAAACATCCTTTATCGCTGTTATATCCCCCTTAGTGTCGCTTTTTTCTTCCGCAACCCTGATAGATATTTCATGCTCACCCTTTACCCTGAATCCTGTTTCTGTTTCAATTAAAAGCCCTTTTTCCCTCATATCTCCTATTTCTTCTCTTTTTACAACCCCTTTGATTTTGTCGTGTGGTATGTTTTCGCTCATTATTCTTGTTCCATAAAAATTATGACGAATAGTCACAGTAACCTTATTTACTTTTAAAACAGTGCAATAATCATAAAAACGAGTCAAAACAGCGTCCCCAACTTCTACGCCTTCACTGGGAAGGCCGCCGCCCTCTGAGATTATAGCCTTTTCATAGTTTATTCGGTTTGTATAATGTTTAATCCATCTTTCATAAGTTGGGGTATATCTACTATACCTATATAAAGCCTCTTCCCTGAGCTGTTCAATACTAAAAGACGGGCAACCTTCCCACCTTTCACCATCTGGGAGTAATACATCATAGGCGGTATAATAATGGCCGTGTATTGATTTTGCGGAAGTATTGAAACCGTGAAAATTTGCATAATGTTTTGCAACTGCCGCCGGTGTTGCTGTCTCTCCGTTTTTCAGTTTTCTTTCTTTTGAAAAAAGAGTATCCCATATACCGAAAAGCGCCTGATCTTCTTTTTTATTTTTTTCTACCTTTCTCAACTCAGATTCAAGCTTTTTTATCCTTCTTGCTGTTACATCTTTACGGGCCTTGTAGTTTGCTGACTGTATTACACCTTTTGCGCGATATCCCCAATACTCTGAGGTTTCCCACCGATTAACAGCGTACTTCATGCCGCTTTCAATCTTCTGCGCTGCCTTCTCTGCTTTCCTCTGTGAGTGGTGCCCTATTAGAATGGGTTGACCAAGTGGTATATTATTAGAAATGGCCTTAACTGCGTCAACTGCTGCCGATGCTTCGGCTGCCCTTTTATCTTTGTAGTTCAAAAACCTTTCGGCTCTTTCTGCGGCTCTTTCTTCTGCCGTTGTTTCTTCTGCGTATATTTCCTCAACCAAGGACAAGCAAAAATCCTCTCTTGAAGGTGTCCACATAGGCGCGACAAGAATTTTTTGTTTTGGTGCCCATATAAACCCGGCTTCCCTTGCTGCCTTAAATGTGTCTTCAGGGATACGGTCGGAGCTGTATATTCTCAGCTTGTTATCTTCCGGCGAATATGTTGCAGTATACATTTTATACCCCTATTCTTTCTGTTTTTGTTTCTTCGTTTTCAATGTGCCCAAATACGCCCCAAGTGCTTTTTATTGTGTTGAAGTCGCTTGAGCTTTTGCGGGAAGGTCTAAAATCTTCAACCCCATTAAAGTAGTACCATTTATTTTTACCCTTGCTGAATTTCCAGTTATTGATTTTTAAAACTTCAATTAACATTCTCCAGTTATCGGCAGAAAAAACAACTTCCAGCCAGAGCCAGTTTCCAACAAGGTCCATTTTGAAAGAATATCCCTTTAGTGTAACAGTAACGGCTTCAAAACTTTTAAACGCTTCCCAGTCGTTTTCCGGGTTTCTGTCCCATTCAGGACAGTTTATATTTTTCAATACTTTTTCATACTCTGCTGTCATTTTGCAGAATTCTTCGTGATTGCCGCCCTTGTCAGGGTGCATCTTAACACACAAGCGGCGGTATTCGGTTCTCAATTCCTCTCGTGTCATTGCTATTTCAAAAAACATAATAAACCCCCGTCTTTAATTGTAAAAAAGTTCTTCAACGATAAAAAGCCCAAAACTAATAACCGGCAGTGCAGTGAGTGCGCCGGTCAAAATTATAACTGCGGTTTCGTACATTTTCAACTCCTTTATTCTCTGTATGCTAAACAATTATAATAAACATCATCAGATACGCCATTTATACGGCTTTCCATCAGGTCAATAAGGCTGTGAGCTTTCATGTGTCCAACCATTGACACGAGAGTGCTTGTGTGCTTTTCTTTGTTTTTAAGATCATGGGTGCAATCAACAACAAGTATAAAAATCTCCTCAGCGTTGTACTTGTCTGTTTTGCACTCATCATAAGATAAAAAGCAACCGTCCCAGAAATTTTCATTGTACACCATTTTAAGGCCTCCTTGTAAATTTGTTTCACTCTCAGATCTTTATATATATAAATATACACAAAAACAAACCGCCCCACCTCAATTATCTACTACTATTACATCAAACCGTAGACCAATATATTTTTGGTGTTGACTATGTAAGTATATATAAATCAATGGCTTATAATTGTGTTTCCTGGATGTAGACCAAAAAATAATATAAAACGGTCAACGGGTAAATAAAAAGAGTTATATTTAGTTGTGGGCAATATTACCCAAAACACTATTTAAAGGGGTTAAAATGGGACGGCAAAAAAAAGAAACATCAACAGATACACAAACACCAGCAGCAGTAACCAAAAAGAAAACAGTGCAAAGGAAAAAAGCCACTGCCAAAAATATTAAGAAAAAGGTAATTAAAAAAGCGACTGCAAATAGTCGGAAGGTAATAAACAAAACGACTGCAGTAAAACCGGATGAGATTGTAGCGGCTGAACAAAAGGGGGAAATAGTCAGATTCGGGACGGCCACAATCGGCGGCTCTATCTATACAGATAAAATCATCCCTGAGCGATATCTAAGTAGAGGATATACCATTAAATGGGTTGCCTCAGTAATCGAGCGGTATCTATTGGAGGATAAAACCCTCCTGGAGACGATTAAAGCCCCTGAAAATAGCGAAATAAGCCAAATACGGGAAGGCCAAGCTATTAACTCCCCAATAACACCACTAAATACAAAGGTAAATGATATAACAGCCCTTCAAACTTGGTACGAAATGGTGAATAATGTGGCGCAGGTTGGTTCTATTTGGCGACAATCCCAACAAATAAAAGCGGGCATAATTGCCGAGAACGCCCAGGAATACCTGAAATCGGGCATTTTTTCCCTCCCCCCTGAACTGTTTACAATTCAACAGGTTACAAGCGAAAACGGGGTTAAAGAACAGCACAAAGTGCTCACGGCAGCTGGTATAACCTACCTGAAAAGCCAATACGAAGCGGCCATGCTTCGAGCGCGGACAACTGAGCGGGGACACCTCAACGACAAGCGAAAAGAGACTATAAATAGTATCGTTATAAACCAAAATATCAAGGTCGATTTACGGGAATTGATGCAGAAGGATATATCAGAACTGGCCGAAGTGCAATTTTAAACCCTGAATACTTGTAAGTTGTTGATTTTTACCCCGCATTTTGTGGGGTTTTTTCATATTTAGACAGTTTATTTTTAAGCAGATGGAAAAAGTATCAGCACGGGAGTGTTTTTCATAACTCATTGATTTATATAGGTGGTTGTTTTCTATGGTGTTACTGCTTTTGGTTGAAATTGAACTGATAATTTTAAGCAGATTTGAATATATGAGAATGGGGACGGCCAGAGTGGAATACTGAATGTGATCATAAGGAAGCAATAAACCCCTGTTGTGCTGCATGGATGCGGTATAAGGCGGCACGAATATGGCTGTGGTGAGGTATTGAAGCGCATGGATTCGGTGCATTGGTGGGTTGCATTCGTCATAAGTCCACTTACAGGAGCTTGCACACTCTCCCCCGCTCAGAGAGCGGAATATAATATAATTATTCCTCATAACTCTTAGGATGTTAAATCTTAAAGAGAGGATACCCCCTCCCCCTATCCCAAGGGGTACTCCCCCCGTCTGACCCACTAAACTGTAAGTAAGTACCCCTATAATCTTCCTGGCCAAATTCCCCAAACATCAAAAACACCTACCAATACCCCATTTTTGGCACTCAACAAGTCCCCAAAGAGGGTAAAATGTTTACAAAATGTTACACGAACGATTTGTGCCATGATTTTTGGTAAAAGTTGACAGAATGTTGTAAAAAGGGGTGGTGTTTGTGTGATGAGGATGGTGGAAAGGTGTAAAAAATTTCGTTTACGGGGAGGGGTGGTTCTTTGCCCATTCCAGGAGTTCGTCTTTGGTGATTTCGTAGGAGCAGTGTTGTCCTGTGTCTTTTTTGGTATCGAGGACGAAGTTGAATTTGACTGAGTTTGAGTTAAACCAAATATTAGTGAGGCCATACATGATGGGTTTTTTGATAAAGGTGTTGCAGAAGGATTCCTCGTTACCGAAGACGATGTTTTCATAATATGTGGTGTCTGGGTAGGTATTGGGATCGGCAGCCTGTTTGTTACCGGATACCCATCCGTCCTTCCAGAGGTGCCCCTGTTTGCATGGAACATTCTCCTCCCCACAAAGTGCGACATCATCGAATGAGCATCTGCATTCATCTGGGATATAGAGACCTGGGAATCCTTTTTCTTTAAGGATGGATGTTTTAGAGGTGGTTATTTTCATGATTGGCCTTCCCGTGTTAGGTTGTTGTGAATATTTTGCACCACCCATTTTCTTTTACTTACATGGAGTTTTTGAAGTCCTTCAAGGATGTCGATGGCTTTTTCGTCCTTTGTGTTATTGAGGCAAAATAAAAGATCGTCATTGTCTACATTGCCATCATCGAGGATAATATGAAGGCATCCACCGGCTCTATTTTCTGGAAGTAGATACCACTCAAGGCATTTTTTAAGTAATTTCACAAGTGCCTTCCTTTGTTAGATTGAAACGCTGATATTTGAATCGACTTCCACATAGATAATTGGATAGTGTTTGTCGAGGTACCCGAATTGGTTAGGGGGGTATCCCTCCATTTTCTCGGTTAGCTCAAGTTCTTCTTTCTTCCCGAGGATAATAGCGCTTGGGGTTAGTCCTGCTTGAAGAATGGTGGATAGTTTTCTTTTGATTTCGGTTTGTATTGGGTTGGTGACGATCGGCCTTCCGTGTTGAGGGCAACTCTTGTCCACTTCCAAGGATTCTGTCAAGGATAGTAGCATTTGTGTCCCTGTGCCGGTGCGTGGCACTATTCCGTTCTCATCAACATTTTCCGTTTTTTCATGATTTGTCATTCTTCATCCTTTTTAAATAGTTTATGGATAATTTCTTCTTCAATTACTTTGCAAAGACCGAGTTGTAGGGGGCGATTTCCTATTCCTCCAGTGCACCACCCATCATTGGGAAGGTCTATGTCGTTTTGGGTGTAGTATCCATAAACGAGCCCTTCCCCTGTTTGACTGAATCTGTCCATGAGATGATCAAAAATATCCTTTGTAGGGATTGTGTTTAGGTATTCTTTCATTCTTCTATATCCAAATCTGGGCAGGTAAAAGTTTCTTTTTCTCTACATTCAAGGCAGATGTGGGTTTTTGTGTAAGCAAGTCCCCATCCATTAAGTTTGTTGACACTCCTCGTGTCTTCTTCTCTGCCACATTAGTCACATTCATAAGTTTTGTACATTGACATTATAATAATCCTTTCAGTTTTCCTGTTCTTCCGGTTTTTGATATTTCAACCATATTGCTTTATTAATGCTTGGTTGTTTTTTTTACAAGGTTATTCCATGACAAAACTGCTTCAATAAAAGTTGTTCCACCTGCTTTTTTTTCACACGAAATACATTTTAACACATAAAGATTGGTATCACGGTTAAAGCTGTAATCAGGAATAACCCCACAACATGGGTTTATATAAAAATCTTTGGCTTGTTTATTCCTTTTCTCCGCAAAAAACGGTTGCCCCCACTCTTTATAATCATCATCCATGCACTGAAATCTGTACCATGCTTTTGCAAGATACTTGTCAGATTCGCAAATGGCCCTCCCGATCATGGTATTTAAGGCTTTTGTCGGATAAAGGTAAAAATCATCATTTAATTCTACTATCGAAAGTTGCGCAATTCTTGTAATTGCTTTTTTTACTACATCGGATGATTGTTGGACGCATCCATATCCTTCTGCAAATTCTTCAGTATTGGGACGGTCATTGAGCTCTCCCATTATTACTCTTACAGCATGAATCTTAAACTCATGCTCTCCGCATTCTTTTACTGTTTTAAAAATCTCGCCGTCCTCAGACTGATACATTTTAATTTCTCTCATATTGGCTCCCATCCATTTGATAAAGGGTAATCCCGGATTTTTTCTGCATAGTAAGTTCTTTGTCTGCCGGTTGATTGTCTCCAATAAGTAAACAGTCTATCCATGCAATGAAAATCTGTGTAGTTTCCAAAAGGGCAATTGCTACATAATGGCTCGTTAGTTATGTCGCAAAACTCAGTATCGGCATGACACGCAAAACAAAGGTTGCTAATTTTTCCGTATTTCTCAATAACCTTCCCCCACTCGGGCCATTCGTGTTTATCGCAATCAGGGTTTTTTGCGAGCCAGTCCCACATCTTAATATGCAGGTCGTGATGAAATATTACTGTTTTCATTTCACCCTCGTATTCCAATGGTCAATAGCGTGCTCTCTTTTGAATTTTGTCATGTCTGCAATGGTGTCGTTTGATATTCCACAATCAGGGCAGTTTACGAATGTGTATCCAACACCTGAGCCTAAACTTGCATCGCCTCCACAGAAAGGGCAAGGTAGTAGCATGGATTCTTCCTGGAAGGCCACTTCCCCAAGTATCAATTCTCTTAATTGCTGAATAAACTCTTCTCCAAGAACAAAAATATAATCTTTTGCTGTAAAACTTGCAACAAGCACAATCCTTCCATCATCGAGTTTCTCTATTCTCATACCATTGCCTCCAAACTTTTGCAAGTATTACCTTGACTGTAATACTGGCACAATCCATCATGCAAAGCACTTCTTGAACCGAAACAACATTGCATATAATTACCGAAGCACCGGCAGACATACACCTGCACACATTGATTCACTTTGCAAACATGGTTGACACTTCCGAAAATAGTTCTCCCGCATTTGGTACACTTATGGCTTCCACCTCCGAGACGTATTTGTTCAGTCATTTAGCACACTCCCCATACACAGCTATTAATTTAACCATAAACCCATGCCAAGCATCGACCTTTTCTTCCTTTGTGACATTAAGGGATTCGGCCCAATCGTTAAACGCTTTTTCGATTTGTTCAATTTCCAGTTTCATTATTTCACCTCCTACACAGATATTTTAATATTTTTCTCACTCGCCAAAACCCTCCATAGTTCAACACCTCTTAGTCGCGGTGCTCCTTCTACCCATAAAGTTTTATTCTCATTAAACATAAAATCCCTTTCCATTTTTGCATAGGGGCAACCTCCACCATTAACCCACGCGGTTATACTTTCAACCCCGCAAAACTCTGCATCATGCCTCATAAGTTCAAGTGTTAAAATATCAGACAACCCGCTGAAATTAATCTTAAAAATAGATAGTATTGAGTATTTCGCATCCCGCAAGTCAGCACCCAGCAAGCGCGCACCCGACAAGTCCGCACCCAGCAAGTCCGCTTTTTCACCTCCATTATCTTCTAACCATAATTTATGGTTATCCAATATTTTTTTTATTTCTTCTCTTGTCATTTTCCCTCCTTAAAACAGATACACTTCCGGCAATCGTTTTTATCAACATAAACCGTAGCACTGAATTTTGTAAATGTCCGCACCCATGAGCACTCTGCCATTATTGGATTATAAAAAAGCTCTCTATCGCATATATTTTCAGAATACTTACAGCGTTTTATTTTTGGTTTCATTTCTAACCTCTTTGGACGCAAATAGTGTTTCATCAATTCTTTTTTGGAAGAAAAATTCCTTATTTGGATATCTCTCCACATAACTTCTAAAAATTTTTTCTGCAAGATATTGAGACGATTCACCAACTTGCAAATCAATATTGATAAATTCTTGTGACAATTCTTCCCTTAATACTGTTCGATATGTTACCTGTGTAATACTCATCGGTTCGCCTCCTTATAACTGCAATGGTGATATTCAACTGAAAACTTTGAATCTTTATCCCAAAGAGGACAATTCACGCCTTTGATAAATTTACAATCAAGGCAGATTTCAGGTTGAAATATAGGTGTTTGGTTCATTCCAGAACTGCCCCTTGTTAAGATTAATAACCGAATCAGGAATAACCCCCTTCGGTAGGTTTATGCAGTCTACTATACACCGAATTAGTTTTTCATTCTCATTTTGTAAACGCTCGATTTCCTTAAATGGCGCAATTTGTTTGTTGTTGGACATTTTTAACCGCTCTTTCTCCAAAATGTCAAGCCTGTATAACAGTATACAAACATCTTCAGGAGATATAATATACCCATCTCTTATAATATTATATCCGTTAACACACTTAATAAATTCATTTTTTATCATATTGCCTCAATGTTAAAATTTCCGACAACGCTCATATAGACGCAACTCTGCAATCTACCACCAACTACCGTGCTCTTTTTCATCCTCAACAATTTCTCCATAATATCTTAATGGCATCTCTGTTTTTGGTCTTCTCATTTGATTACAGTTGTTCTGATTTTTGTTATTATTTGAACAAGTGTTTCTACTTTTGTTTAAATAGTTACACCCATTGCATATATGATTACTCATTCCTCCACTCCCGCCGGTACCCATGTGATGCCGTCGGTTGACATTTCGTAATTATCGAGAATGTCTTGGAAATCGTTAGCATTTTTTATAGACGGGAAATCAATAGACCCGTCATCTTGTACACCGACTATTTTTGATACTGCTTTATTACTTTTACCCCTAAACCAAGCATTCACCGGAACCTCAAACACATCTTTGAACGGGCGGTATGTCTTTTTGGGGATGGGTTTGCAGTAGTTCCATCCACAATGTCCATGACATACTTTAGGTTTGCAAAGATAGATACCATTAGGATTTTTTCATATATACTTTCTTACTACCCAATCACCGGGAACCCCACTGTCACTCACCAACACCATGTCACCGTTTTTAAACTCACTCATTTACATTACCTCCTCCTCAATAATTTCTAAATCACATCGCTCATGTTTATCTGTCATCGCTTCTCTATATGCTTGGGCTGCCTCTCTTTTGGCGAAGACTCGCTTAAAATATTGAGAGTAGCCGATGTTTTGTACAACAACATATACTAACATAATACATCCTCCTTCTCTTGTATTAATATCTCTATCATTTTATCTCTTGCCTCTTCATATAATGAATCTGGAAGATCGTATAACGGTCTACCATGCCTTTCAATAATAACATCATCACACACAACACCTATAAAGGTGCAGGTGACTTCATAGTCAACACCTCCGATAAGTATATCACGGTAGTATTTCATTGAGCCTCACTTGTTATAGTAGTAATATACAACACATTCAATAATTATGCAACAATTTTCTAAAGTTTTTTTCTCGATAATCAGTATGAAGTAAAATAATCTCTATCCATTAGTGTGTACACAATCTATTTTAAGAAAAAAGGAGATTTATATGAATGTTCATGTTGTTCTAACCACCCATAAGCATAATGAAAATTATGAGGCGATGTATTATGTGTTTAAGCAAAGTGCTGAGAGATTCGGACTGAATGTGGTACGGCATGATATTCCAATTCGAGCTCATTACAACTCTCACTTATTTGATACGAATTTATCAAAACTTGAATATCAGGCAGAGATAGAAGAAACGGAGCCTTATATCCTATCTGATTGTGATGGGTTTTTTATGGGGGATGTAAGAAGGGTGTTTGAGAATGAATTTGATTTGTGTTTTACTGAAACAGGTATCCAGGGGAGGGCGCCTATTAATGCCGGAGTAGTATTTGTCCGTCCCAACGATAGGTCAAAGCAATTCCTTCGACAATGGGCCATCAGGGCAGCAGCGATCAGGGACGAAAAAGACTTTGTTAGAAGAATAGAAAAACACAAAGGTGTCTGTCAGGGCTCTTTGCAGGATGTTTTAAGCATGGGGATTGCGAATACTATTACCGTTCCATCGGTGGAATACAACGCCTCTCCAATCCACTGTCGAAATAGAATCCTTCCCGAAACAAAATTCATTCATCTCAACTCAAATAAACTCAGAGCATCGCTTTTTAATGATGACGAAATCAACAATTACTATATTGCTAAAGAGTTTTTTAAGTATAAGTCCATCCCGCTTCAGGGTGAAATCAAAAGATTCCAAGACCGGGTAGGCCATATCCCGAACTTCGATAAACCTAAAACATTCAACGAAAAACTCGGTTGGAAAAAGCACAACGACAGAAATCTATTAATCGTAACAACAAGCGATAAAGTTGCAGTCCGTGATTATGTTCGCGAAAAAGGTTTCGTCAACATACTTGCACCGATTCTTTATGTCGGAGACTCACCCACCTACGAGGATTTAAATTCAGGAATAATGAAGGCCAATAACGCTTCAGGAAGAAGCCTTATCCTTCGGCGTAGCGAAGCAATGCTCTCGATGAACAAGGCTAAATCGTGGCTCAAAAGGACTTACGGGAACAAGATGGGTGAGTGGCAGTATTCCTGTATTAAACCTCAAATTATCATCGAGGAATTACTTGGAAACAAACCACTTCCGTGCGTCAAGGCAATGTGCTTTCACGGGAAGGCCGAATACTTTTATTACATCGAATACGGAGCCTCTCTCCATCCTGACAATATTACAATGCTTGATAAAGATTGGGTTATGACCGATGCTGTTATGCAAGGTGCAGATAAAAAGCAAACTGAAAAGCCGGTTCAATTCGACAAGATAAATGAAATCTGCGAGAAACTATCTGCTGATTTTGATTTTGTCCGTGTTGATTTGATGTTGCACGGAGACGATATTTACTTTTCGGAATTAACCCATTTCCCCACTTGCGGGATGATGAAATATACTCCTGAAAGTTGGGATAGAAAACTCGGAGACCTCTGGAAAATATGACAACTCATAAATCAATACGGTATGATGTCGAATTGTACGAATACTTCAAAGCCGTCTCAAAGGAATCCAAGGTTCCACTTGATAGGCTTGTTAGGTTTGCAATGATTAACTATGTCAAGACACTAAAACAGCAATATCCAAAGGTTGAATATGATCGAAAGAGACCGAACGGTACGGTACAATAAATGTACCAATACCTATAAAGATTACCCTATAACATGGGATAATATTCAGCAGTTTCAGATATTCTTTTTAGAGGCTCAGTATAAACTTTCAGAAGCCGACCTCTGGGCGATGGAGTTTGATAAAGAGACTTTCGCAGACGGCCACAAAAGAAACTCCCGACTTGCTGAGATTCAGAATCATAGAAAGTTGGCAATCGAAGAAATCAAGGAGTCTTACCGGGTAGTATGGGCTCTCAGGTATCAGATTTACCAATTATACAAGCTCTCACCCGATTATAAAGCGGCAATTGACGAACAATGCAAAGACGATGTAGCATTATGGATTAATACTTTTGCATGGACATACGACCCTCGACTAACCAATATCGGAATACCGGCGAAACTTCCATTCGTACTATTTCCGGGTCAGGTAGAAACTATTCAGCGGGTAGAACACAACTACCAAAACAACAAACACATGATGATTGAAAAGTCCCGTGCAGAAGGTCTTACTGAAATGCTTTGTGCCTACGATGTTCACCACTTTTTATACCACAAGGGTTATAAAGCGGGGTGGGGGTCGAGAGTTAGAGACATGGTTGACAAGTCAAATTCTCAAGATACCATATTTGAGAAGATACGAAGAATCCTTTATGCTACCCCGCCGAATATGAGGCCAAAGGCTATGTATTCTGAGGGTAATAAATGGGATAACAATATGCGCATAGCAAATCCTGATAATGGTTCGTCTATAATCGGGGAAGGCGGTGATAATATTGGTCGTGGAGGAAGATCGTCTTTTTATAAGGTGGATGAAAAAGCATTCATCGATCACCAGGGACTCGCAGATCAAGCCCTCTCTCAGAATACCAATGTCCAACTCGACCTCTCTACTCCCAATGGACTGAACGAATTTTACCAAAAGCGGGAAGCCGGCAATGTGGATGTTATTACTGTTTGGTGGTGGATGAATCCCTCAAAAAATGCGCAATGGAGGGAGAGGAAGAGACCTGAGTATTCTGCATGGTACAGACTTCAGGAATTAAAGATTGGTGATGAAGCCATTATTGCAAGAGAAATAGACATTTCCTATAAGGCTTCGATATCGGGAACAATGATTTTACCCCAATGGGTTCAGGCAGCGGTAGATTTTAACCTTCCCGCATCAGGAGATTGTGTGGCAGGGTTCGACATTGCCGCAGGAGGTGTTGATAAATCAGTGTATGTCTCAGGCTTCGGGTCGGTAGTATCAAAAATCAAGCACCTTCCCCAAAAGACCCCGTTGGAAGCGACATGGGCCGCAGCGGACGAGGGTGAAAAAGATAGAATCAAGTGTTTGACTTATGACAAGAATACTCTTGGAGAAGATGTTCACCCGCTGTTGATGAATAGTGATAGAAAAGTGTCCTTCCGCATCGAGGGTGTTTATGGCCAATCCTCTGCAAGCGAGACATTTCTGGAAGAGGAAGGCATACGGGCTGTAGACAAGTTCAGAAATAGAAGAGCAGAATTATGGTGGAACATACGAAAGAGATTTGAAAAAACATTCCTTCATAAGAACAATATCAAATACTTCCCGGTAGAAGAAATGATATCTATTCCTTCCCATGTCGGGCTCATAGAAGAACTCTCAAACCCGTTAATGCTCCACAACGATCAGGGGAAAATAGGAATAGAATCCAAGAAGGCCATGAAAGCAAGGGGTATTCCTTCCCCGAACTATGCTGATGCACTTGCTTATATGTTTGCAAATTCAAAAAGCCACTATGTAGCGGATTCGTTCAATTATTGGTCTTCAGAAACTATTAGGAAGATAGAATTAAACCCGGGTGCGGCCGATGAAATATTGATTTCTCTGTTTTTGACTGATGCTAATGTCGTGATAATGCTGATTGAACAATTCCTTTACGCCTCTGAAAGCATAAACATTCTGAAGGAATTTACTTTTGAAAGAGTTTCTGTTGCAGATATCAAAAACTCAGTAACTTCGGTAGTAGGGAATTACACAAGGCCGAAGTATTGGATAGGGAATGAAAAGTTTTTTGAAGGACTCACAGACGGGAAGGCGACTTTGTGGTATGACTTTAAAAAAGCAGGTATGCCACTCAAACAAAATTTCAGGTCAGACAGAGCAAAATCTTTTCAACTCATGGACGACCTCTTTCACCGAAAGAAACTCCACATAGACGAAGAATGCCAAACACTTATTAACCAAGTTCGGAACTGGACTATAAAATCCGGCGAACCAAGGGATGACCTTTATTATGCCGAGACTCTTTTGCAGTCGATTCAGCTTCTCAAAAAGCACGGCCATATTAAAGAGCGAATTATTCCTGAGAAAAAAGGATATACCCGTTGACAAAATGTTACGAATAATATAATTTTATATCGTTGCATTGGTGCGACTCCTTTCGGGCCTCAGGTCACAATAGTGGCTTGGGGCTTTTCCGTATAAAAGCAATTTGTGTACACAATCAATGACTTACAATCATTAATATGGTTGGGTGTTACTTTGTTTTGTCGTATATTTATGACATGGGAAACTATATTGAACTCAGATGCCAAAATAAAACCCCGAGAAACCATGATCGCTGTGGTCACATTCTTGGTGGGATAGAATCCTCTTTCGTTGGCTCTGAGATACGATACTGCCCGTCGTGTAATGTGTTTTGGAAAGTTACAAAGGACGCCGACAGTCTTTCATTCGAGCGAGTAAAGGGGAGAATTAACATGGTTCCTGCCGAAAAAGATCACAGCGTAGTTGTAACAGGTGGTGTTGAATGATATTCCAAGTCACAAAGAAAAAGAAGTTACTTGCTCCGGAAGATGTCGCACTCGAAGTTTCGCTTTTCCAATCTGCCGATACTGCCAATAGAAAAGACCGCATTCGTGCTCAGAGAAATTACATCCTTTACGCTCCTACTGATGATTGGGAAACATGGGATTCTACAAGTGCTGAGGTTCTTCGCTCAGAGGGCCGTACCCCGAATTACTATAATTTCCTTCAGATGTATGTCGAGGGAAATGCAGGAAACTTTGTTCTAAACAAAGTTGACCCTGAGTTTGTTGACCGTGGCGATGACAATAAGCAGGTTCAAGATGCGCTATATGCCCTCAAGGGATCGTTTTACTCAGATAAAGAGCACTTCGATTACAGTGCAAACCACCTTTCTGCGGTTGTTAATGGGTGTATTGCAATAGGTTGTGAAGAAGTTAAGATTATTCGGACGATAAATGAACCTCGGGGAAGGATTGCATTCAAGTCCCTCCCGTCCATATCTGTTATCTTCGACCCAAACAACCTCACTGATAACATTGCCGGTGGTTCCCGTGATGCGTGGAAGAGATTTTATCTCACTCCCCGTCAGATGGTGGATTATTTTGAGGATTGCACCGATGATGTAAGAATGAGGCTGCGAGCATTGGCAAAAGACCGGCCTGAATACGAATCAAGGGGTACTGAATTTCCAATAGAAAAATACTGGGGAGGGCAATATGAGGTCGTGGAACACTACCACATCGAAAAAGAATACCGGCATATCGCTTTCGATAGCCGTAATATGGTACGCCTTCCAGATTCTCCTCATGAGTTTGGTTCTGAAGATGATTGGAATTTCAAAGACAACTGGGCCAAGGCTCAGGGATTTCTTCTCGATCCTAACGCTATACAGGAAATTAAAGTCCCATCGGAAGCTCTTTGGGTAACAACTTTCTGCCCCGACCTTGGGATTACTTTTGAGAATCGAAAAGATGAACGGCAGATAATCGACAGAGACGGGAAGGCCAAACTCCCATTTTTTACTTGGTCATACATTACCAAGAATGGAAAATGGACTTCGCTTGTAGACCTTGGAAAGAATCTTCAGAATGACATTAATCTCCGTGAGCAGCATAAGTCAAAGATGTTTACCAAGACTCCGATTGGTGGAAAGACTTACGCTCACCCGATGGCGTTTGGGGATAATGACCAAAAGAAACAGGAATTCATAAGAGATTTTACCGATCCCTCAATACCTGCTTTCTTCGATCAGGATGCCCCTCCCAATCTTCGCTTGATCTGGAACGAATCAGGTTCTCAGCTGAATCCTGCGATTATGATGGACGAAAACCAGAAAATGTCCATGATGGATCGAATACTCAGACTTCCACTTGCTATGCAGGGAGTTTCTAAATCGGGAGGGTCAGGTGTTCTGTTTGGCCGGCAGGTCATCGAAGGTAACATCATGCAGAAGGTTCCATCAACTACCCTTGAGCAATATCAGAACGAAAAGTATACCGCATGGCTGTCACTTGCCATTAATCTTTATGCCGGGAAAAACCGTCAAGAGAAAGAGTACAATTACAATCGTGAGTTTTTTCAGGGAAAAAATAAAATTGTCCTGAATGAATTTGTCGGTATTGATGAAAATGGTAATGACATTGTGAATAACGATCTTTCGGTTCTTACTAATGTCGATGTTATTATCAGTCAGTCCAAAGACAACGATTACATGAAACAAGCCAAGAGAGAAGTTGATATTGCTTACCTTCAAGCGATGATGCCTTCCCCGACCAATGCAGGTTTCAGAGCAATTGCTGAGGCTGATTTAGCCCTGAACATGGACGGCCTCACTCCTGAACAAGAGCGAGATGTTCTTGAGATGTCAAAACTCGTAGTTGAGATTTCCAAGAAGAGCCTTATGGTACAAAACATGGCTCTCGATCAACAGTTAAATCCTCAACCAATGCCTCAACCCGGTGTTCCGGGAATGCCTTCGATGCCACAACCTCAGGGTGGTGGTGCTCCTGTTCAATCCAATGACCCACGGGTAAATGACCCGAGGGCCGAATTATTAAAAGCATAGAAAGGGACTAACCATGTCTGAAAATGCAGAAAAATCAATCGAAGAAATGCTTGTGAGTAATGATCCAAGCGAGAGACAAGCTGCGCTTAATGCGCTGAATAATCCAATGGAAACTCCGGCCGTCCCAGAAGAGTCTGTTACTCCCGTAGGGGTTCCACTCGCAATTACCGAAAGTTCTACAGTAGAACAACCTCTCTCCCATGCAGAAGTCGAGAAGAAGATTAAGGTTCTATATCGTGGAATGGAAGTCGAAAAGGAAGACCCAGATGGATTTTTGGGACGGAAAAGTCTTGAAGGATTGAAACTCTCCAAGGCTCATGCCGATGAACACATTAAATATGTGGAAACAGAATATGAAAAAGCACAGAGAAAAATAGCAGAACTTCAAGCAGAGGTTGAACGGTCGAAGATGGCTCCTGCCGTCCCGGTACAACCTGTTGCTACTCAAACCGTTATTCCAACCTCAAAGCCTGTAAAACCAAAACTTGAAAACCCCGATCCTTCTTATTGGACAGCGGAAGAATCCGTTGCTATGAATAAGTATTGGGAAGACCTTGCGGGTTATGTGGATACCATTCAATCGAGCAACCCCCGTCTTCAGGAAATTGAAGACCGGATTTCAAAATATGATTCAAAACTCCAGTATATCGACCAACTTACTGAAAATACCAAAAAACAGGAAGTTGAATCGAAGTATTGGGGAGAAATAGATTCATTCAGGAATACCCATCCTGAATTTCGTAAAGCGTCTATTAACATCAAAGACCTCAACCATAAGGTCGATGACTGGGGACGGACACTTGCTATCGCAGCCGGGTATAACCCTCCTGCAAATTCTTCTTCTGAAGAAATCAATCGCTTTGAATCCACCAAAATTCAGGTGATGGATAAATACATGAAGGGGGATCAGTCGCTTCTTTCAACCGGTGTAACACCTCCCGATGGTTTCGATGAAGTGTTTAGAATTGCCGCTCTTGAGCGTGACAAGAATAAACTCATTTCTGACGGAATCCTTGGGAAGAACGCAACGCTCCATGAAGCATGGCTCTATAAACAAGATAGAACCGGTGCTTTTGATTCAACGATAAACAATCTTGAAGCGGATGCGAGGCGTAGAGGTGCGGAGTCGGTAATGAATGTGGCGAGACAGAAACAATCCGAAGAAGCGGTAACTCTGCCGGATGGAATTGGAAAGCCTGCAAGTTCTCTCGATGGGATTACTCCCGAACGAGCGAAAGCGGCACTTTCTGCTTCAGTCCACGAATTGCAGATGAACCCTGAACTTCGGGAAATCAAAAAACAACTTTTAAGCCTGTGAGGAAAATATGGCGACTGTAACTGCAATCGCAAAAATGACCAGTCTTGATACCAAGAACCTGGATGCTCTTATTCGTACCGCATGGTCGAAGGACATTGTATTTGAAGCTCTTAAACAGAGTGTTATGGCAAACATCCCTACTCTTACCGGTGCCATTGATCCCGGTAAATCCACCAAAACCGTCCCGGGTAAAATTATCCAGGATGTAACCCCTTCGGGCATGGACAAGTTCGCAAGAACTGTTGTGCTTGAAAGAATCTCTGCCCTCAAGGGTTCTGGTTATTTCGGTTCCAATGTTGATTCTATTCTCGGAAACGAAGAAGAGATCGGCATGAAGTATTTCAAAGCTTTTGCTGCTGACTGGGGACACGCTGTCCGTGGACAGAAGTACGGTTTCAATTACCGGGATCAGAAAGAAACTGAGATTTACGAGAAGGTTAAACCGCTTCTTGCTCAGTGGTACGGCGAACTTGACGACTATTTCATGCACTACGCTTACACCAAGAGTATATCCGTGAACCTTGAACAGCAGTCAGAGCTTGCTGTTACTTCTCACTTCAACAACAATATCTGCCTGATCGGTTCTACGACCGATGCTTTTTATTCAGCAGGTGACGGCACTTATGCCGATTACGACGAATACGAAGAGGCAATCTGTGCAGCTACTTATGCAAATACCACCGAGGGGAAACTTACTGTTTCCAAGCTCATGCGGATTGCTGATAAATGCGCCGATTCAAATATTTCTCCGGTTGAATGGGGTTCGTACAAGCTCTATGTTATGTATGTCCATCCCGAGGATTTCACTTACCTGATTGACCCTGCTGTTACCGGTTCTTTCGGTGCAAACTGGGTGGCTGCTGCTGCTCTTGGTGCTGGCGACCTTGATAAAGTAATCCCCGGTGCAGAGTTTGTTGTTGCTCAGACGCTTGTTGTTGTTCGTGACTGGAGAGCTGCTCGCTTTGCTGTTACATCTGCAACTGCCGGTGACTTCAAGTTCCTTAAACAGGGTAATGTCGATGATCGTAAAAACATCACCGGTGCGAAGATTTACAATGTTGCAATCGTTGTTGGTCAGAATGCTCTTGTTAAGTTTCACCCTGAACCTGCTCACTATGAGGATCAGGACGAGATGTACAAGAAATATGACAATGTGGGACTTCTTGGTGCCAGTGGGTACATGATCCCTTGTTGGCAGACTGATGCAAATGCAACTGATCCTGACGGTGTTGTACAGGAAGGCTCGATGCTTGTCCTGACCGCTGCGAACATTTTTGACACCACTACTTGATAGGTAAGTGGTAATTGCGGAGGGGGGTCGTATGGCCCTCCTCTTTAAACCCTAAACAAATTTTTTAAAGGGAGTGTTATTATGAACTCGAATCTTGTCTACATTACCGGTGGAAATAAGAAAATTGACTTTGAAGCAGTAGCAGAACTTGCGGGTATTAAGGTGATAAAGCTTCTTCACCCGAGAGCGTTTGTGAACGATCAGGTTTCAATGCGAGGGTTCCAAGGTGGAACAATGCAAGTTTCTGACCGGGGCGGAGTGAGCCTTTATAAGTTCGTGCCGTTTGTTAATAAAAGCGGAGAAGACACTTTTACTCCAAAGAATCTTTGGTTTGAAAAGGACGACAGAACAAACGAGAACCTTGCAGTGATCCCGGATACAAAGTACAACCGGAAAAAACTTGCAGGAATGTACGGAACAATTCATGCTCCGAGAATTAAAGACCCTGTTATTGACGCTGAAGTTAGGGCAATGGCAGAGAAGATTCAGAAGACTGTTGAAGTGAAAAAGACGAAGGAAGTTGAAGCTGCGAAAGCTCTTTCTGAGAACGAGTCACTTAAAAAGGCTCTTGAAAAAGCGAAGAAGGACAATGAGCGATTGATGAATCGTGGAACCATGCTTACAGCAGCGGTTTCGGATAATTCAAAACTTATAAATTTCATTCGCAAATCGGTTGAGAATGAAGTATTTTCTGAGAAGGCAAGTTTGATTGAAGAACTCAAGAAATCAGGCGAGGGATGGCAGTCTCAGGGGCAGTACAAAAAGATTGTTGATGAAATCGACAAGCGATGTATCGAAAAACTGAAAGACGAGGGAATAGATGAGTTGGAGTACAGGGCAAATTGTTGACATAGTTCACCAGGATATGCCGGAAGTCTCCCGAGACCGGGTACTTGAGTATGTATCCCGGTCTTACTTGAATCTTGTAAATCAAGATTGTTCTCAAATGGTCTATTTCGTTGATAATCCTGAGGAACCAATACCGGTTCTTCAGGTTGTGGAAGGCCAATCCCGATACCTTCTTAATAATACAACGCTTGCAACCACTCTTTTAGTGGATGGTGAGCCTGTTACCATAAGAAAAGCAAGAAGGCTTTTTACCGACAAGTATTATCCGGGGTATCAACCGTATTCCCCGATGGATTACCCTTCTTATATGCAGAATTGGCTCAATGAAAGAGTCTTTTATGAGATTCCTGCACAGATTGTCTCTCAAAGAGGTAATAATCCCGGTCAAGTATCTGTTTTCGGTGAATTTAACTCCGATATTTTTGTGGAATGCTACTGGACACCACAAAACCCGATGGATAACGAGAGTGCTTCACTGTTGATTGATACCGATAAGTGGCTCGATGCAATTATTGACGGAGCGGTCGGCCTTTATGAACAGTCGGCTTACGGGAAAAGTGAGCGACAAATGAAGTTTGAACAAGTCCACATGAAAAAATTCAAAGCCTACGGAAATTTAGATCAAGGCAGTCTTATGTCTAACCAATTTCCGACAAGGCTTGTATGAACCGCAGAAGGATTCGACCCCAATCAAGGCAGCAAAATCAAACCGCAGTTGAAAGAATGTACTCAGGGTCGGGACTTGGGCTTATTGCTGATATGGCAAGGGTTCCTAATGGTGGATTCGGAGAACTTTACAATGCGAGAGATTTTAAAACCGAAGTTCGGGGGCGGAGAGGGTCGTATCTTCATAGTGGTGTAGACTACGCAATCTTCCCTGATGAAATGGTTGGAACACTTCAGTCAATCCTTGAAACATCAGAATATGATTGGTTTGAGAATTGGAATCAGAAATTATTCATGATTTACTCTCACGCCGATGCAAGCGATAATCAGTTTCAAACAGCGAAAGATATTGTTTATGGAAGCGGGACGATTACTGCGTATGACATTTTTAAAATTGTTGAAGTTTCTGACGGGCAACCTGAGCCTACTCTTATCCCTCTGCCTATTTACATGGGGAATCTTATGGTTCCTCACATTCCTGAGTATCAGGGTGTTATAGGAGACCCTTTTGAAGTATGGGGCCCTCCTGATGGAGACGGGGTCTTCAGCAACAAAGTCTACCTCTACAACTGGCCACCACTTAATTCTGAGGTTTTAGGGTCGTACCTGAAACTCGGATATTCTTTTGAGGACGATGTTTTGTCTGAAGAGTTTTCTTCGATCAGGCTCTATATCCTTGATTACGGGGTGGTGGATGGTGGGGAAGGCGAGCAGTTTATTACGGTTCAAGAAGTAGCCGACCAAACAAGAACCTTCAAGGGCTCTTTTATGCAACCTATTATCCACACTTCTCACTTCCTTCAAGCATCGAAAAAAGTTGTAATCCTTGCTGGTGATAGACTTTATAATTCAAATTCACCCCTTGATGGATGGAGAGAAATAGACGGGATATTCGATACCTACGAACTGGAAACCGGTGAAACTTTTCACAAAAGACCCTTCGCAGGAGAATCACTATTCCATGAAATTAAAAACGATCTTTTACTGACCAATATAAACGGGCATTACCGAATTAGGTTCTCAGAAGATAATGTTCACTATTGGAAGATAAACGAACAAGCACCGGATAAACCTGCCGTGGCCGTCCCGGTTAAGGTGTGGGGATTCCGTGGTTCAAGCACTAACCCCGATGTCATAAGCGGTAGATACCAGGTTGTCGGATTTGAGGGATATAACGAGGGGTCGTATAATGATGATCCCTCTACAGGAAATAGAGCCGGTGAGACATACTACACCGGTGGACAAATACTTTAAGGAGAAATAAAAATGGCTTACCCTACCGAACTTCCATTATTTGCGTCAACGCTTACGCCTGCGCCGACAATACCTGAGACACTTCAAACCGCTGGTTATGTAGCAGGAGACCTTCCCGAGCACGATGATATCAACTACATTGGCCGGCAACTTACCGATATGGGTGAGGCGCTCAAGGGTGTCCCCGGGCTTCTCCCTGACTTCGCACATATCTCAGAGTCTGAATACGCTGCACTTGAAGACCCGAGGCCGATATACAATGACATTATTAATAGAAAAATGACTTTGTTCGGGGTGGCAATGTCTTCAAATTTTGCTGCACTTAATACAACTCAATGGTCAGAAGCCGACCAAAATGACCCTAAAAGCATTATTGACAGGAAAATCACCGCCTTTGGGGTGACAACGCCTATTACTTTTACCTACTTTGGCGCAGACCAATGGGCCGATGACCTTACAAACGACCAAAAAGAGAGTTTTAGCAACAGAATTAATAAGCATGTAAGTGCTTTTGGGGCAGCTGTCAATCCTGATTTCTCTGAAATAACATCAACGGCATGGGATGATCCGCTAATATTCACAAGTGATGCCAGGGGTGTTTTAAATAATATTCTAAATAAAAAAGTTACAGATTTTGGAACTACTGTTTCTGACTCGTTTTCTGAAATAACAGCAGACGGTTGGGATGATTTAACCGATGGCCAAAAAGAAAATATTAACAATATTATCAATAGAAAAATGTCTCAAACGATACAATCAAATTCATCACCACAAATTGTTGATGCCCGCATATCATTCGACTCAGGCACCAGTTACACTGTTATTGTAAACCCAGGTCTTATAACATTGCGTGACTCGTCTCTTGGTGATTATAATTTTAGTAATTGCATAACAGCGATGACGGCACTATCTAATGTTGAGCTTATGACACCATCTGGGTATACACTGTTTGACTCGTCTTCACTCGATGGTGGCTGCGTGTCTGGCATTCCTGTGGTAAGTAACCACCCTACTATAAGCGTATTTGCCGTAAAGTCTGAGGGAATTGCCTTGAAATACATCGCAGACCACAACGATTCAGGAGTAAATGCTGCTCAAACATATAGGTCTGTTATGGGTGTTGATGTTGGTGCCACGGTTTATGTAAGAAGGTTAATATCAACACTTGTGGTAAACACAAACCCTTCTGACGAACCGGTAGCGGCATACGGCCTTCTTATAATGACTGCAAGTGGTGATTATGTTTCTTACAACACAATGAAAAACAACGCCGTAAGAACAACTGCAATTACAGATAGTGAGCTGTTTTTCTCATATTTTAATAGTGTTTATTCTTCAACACTTGCGAGTGGAACTACTTACTCGATAGAAAATAAAATACCTGTAGCGGGAACCAAATTAAAGTATAGTGTTGACTTGTCATCCTTGGATATTGCAGCTGCATCTGGTATATTTAGGGCTACATTTTGGTCTGGTGCTGACAACTATCCATTTGTCACAGGGGTAGCAGAGCAGCTTGGTGGAACAGTTCTTAGTATTAGCACTAATGCCACTGAAATCACCATGCAGATATCAAGCGGTGCTCTTGAAAATTACATAGCATTTACCCCCAAAGGCCACTACGATTCAAGGAAAGATTAAATGCCAAGATACCGATACATATACACAATGAGCCGGTTGGTTGGTGGTAAAAACACCGACCAAAGAACGGAAGCTTCCAAGGGTCAAATTCTCCTGCAAGAATCGTCTCCGGTGTTTGTATCGGGAGATGAAATAGACTATGCAGAACAGTATCCGTTGGCTCCGATAGGAGAAGAAAGATATGATGGAGAAACATTAATACATACGACTACTTGTCAGATAACACTGGCCGTCCCCAAAGACCTCTCTGCAAGAATCACAGGCCACCATTGGACTCACTTCTCTCTTTATAGAACAGAAGACCTCGACGACCCTCTTACCGACCTTGCGAATGCTACCGAGACCTACATTTGGGTGAAGGATGTTCCGATTGCACGACCTGTGTTTGTTACTCGACTTGGTGCTACACCTGGGGTTCTTACCGTAGATGCAGACCAATCACCTCTTCAGGCAAGCGATATTGGGTCAATAATAAATATTGATGGTGATCTTTTCATTATCCAAAAGGTAATCAGCACTTCAGAGGGATTTGTTACTGATGAAAACGGAGCGGTAGTAAGCACCTCTAAATCTAATGTGTGGGGTGTTATTGGTGGGGATTACCTTCAATTTATAAGTTTATCAAAGCCAACAGGCTCCGATGTTTCTCTTTATGTGAAGAGCGGGGTATATTCTGATGAAAGTATTATTGGCAAACAACTTGTTTTCCCTGATGGCAAAATAGGGATTGTAAGATACATTGAAGTTGTAGGTGGTAATACCATTTTTGGAGTGTGCGACCTTAATGGAATAACCGCTACAAGTGGTGCTCCTTTTGCAGCAATAACAGGGTCTGGCCGTACCGTATCTGACGATGCCTCAGATGAAATAATCCGAGCACGAAAAGAATCGGGCGAACCACTTTACTTCCTGCAAACGAGATTTTTCAAGGAACTGCCAAGTGGAAAACTTGGGGCAGTATCGGGAGGGGCATACTTTGTAGCAAGATACCGTGACAGCGAATACTACTATTCACAACTTGCGAATATCTTCAGGGCAGGATACTACCATCCCGCATTTCAGTACAACCAAAAACCGGTAGGATCAATAACACGACTTGCCCCTTATCAGGAATCTGTTTGTGTCTTCGGAAAGAACTTCACTTACTATTTGGATACAACGGTAGTCATCAACTCAGGTGAACCTCGGGTAGGAGAGTTTATTGCAACTTACGGCGATCCAAGACTTCTTTCTGATAATATAGGGGTGGTTGCGGAGGGCAGTTGTGCTAAACTTGGAAACGGTTCAGAAATGATATTTACCGGAGAACCGGCAGTAAGAATGTTCAACGGTTCTCAGTATTCAGATAATTACGCAGATGGGACTATTCAAAACAGTAAACTCGCCCCTATGTTCTTTAAGAATATTATGAATTGGGACTCTTTGAATGGGTTGAAAATGTGGGGTAGTGTGTCAGTTCCGGGACGAGCATCACTTAGCGTCCTTCCAGTACCAGAGATAATCGGGGACATTATTGAAACCGGTGACAACGAATTTGTCATCATCGAATCAGGAAATCAAACCTCAAACATAATCGAGGATGGAGTATGAGTGATTTATATCGTGATGTAATAAGAGTTCGGGCAACCGATTCGTTTATAAAGAGCGGTGGAATAAAAGACGGGATGTTCGCCTTCGGGAGAACTTCCGAAAAAATAATAGTCCGTGATGATAATGGAAGCCCGACCCCTGTTTATTACGAGATAGGTGGTGGGGATAGTTTTTGGGAAGAGTCAGGTACAAAACTCACGCCTTCAGGCTCTCAGGATGGGGTGTTATTGTCTGCTTTTTCGACATATAATATAGGTGGGCCAACAGGCGTAAACAATAATTACTACTCAATACTCAGTATGTCAAACCTTACTATAGAAAGAGAGCATTCTTACTTTGGTCAGAAAATGTATATTGGACTATCTGTTTGGGGAGGTACAATAAATGCAAATGGAACTGATCTTGGTGGTAACAATATTGCAATAGCATCAAAAACAGGTGCAACATATTTTATTAAAGATTTTGAGAATGCTACAAATGAGTTTGCAAAAATAACAGAAGGTGTGAATGGTGGATATTATTATGGATATACGAATACTGTAGGTGCAGAATATTCATACCACAATACTAAACAATTCCAAGTAGTAAAATTTGAAGACGGAACATTGGATATCGAAAAAACTGCAACTTTTTCAATTGAAACAGGTGTTGATATTCCACTTGGGACTACATATAAAATAGGCGGTGTACCAATAAGCACAGGTGCATCAACATTCCTCGACCTAACAGATACACCTTCGGCATACACTGGGCAGGCCGGACAATTTGTACGAGTGAGCAGCGGTGAGGACGCTCTTGAGTTCGGGTATCCGGTATACAATTCACTAACCGACCGCCCTTCCACTATCACCCTTGAGCCTACCGGCTTCGAGTCTCCCGAAGATGTGGTAATGACAGGTGATCTTGTCGCTCACACTATTACGCTTTCTGGTTCCGGTTCTCTCGCTTATGTCAACAATGTACCGACTTCTATTGACGGCAGAACGACTCCTTGGACATCACCAGAACACGCAGGAGTATATCCGGGGTCGAGACAGATTTTTCTTCAGAGCGATGGCGTGACTACTGAATGGTCTGTCGATTCTTTTGATTATAAAAAAGTACAGATAGCTATCGGCATTTTAAACAGAACTACCGGAGCGGTAGAGTTTTATCAGAGAGAAATTCATGGTTTTATCGGATGGGAGAACCATAAGAATCAGCATTTAGGTATAGGCACACAGCATATATCTGGCGGTGATGAATCGACAATTGTATTAAATTCTACAACGGAGGCAAACCGTAGACCTACAGTATCCGCATCAAGCTGCTTAGACGAAGACAATCCTTTTCCTGCTCCGACTGTAGCAGGTAGTTATACAATAATGAACATCGGTGCAGATGGTGCGCAATGGTCAACTGGTAACGCTGATATTATTCCTCTACTTTCAAACAGACCTTACTGGAATAATGGCATAGTACAAACCTTACTTGATACCACCAGATTTACCGTTGTGTACGAGCTTGAGAATCCGGGACTATTAGTACACGGTAGAATTTTCGTACAAGGTCAAGCACAATATAATACTATAACGGATGCAAGAAATGCACAACCTGCATCGCTTAATCTTGATGGTTTCAACGCATCAGAATTAGTATTTGTGCGTAAGTATATTATTAAATACACAAGTGCGAACTGGATTGTAGCAGATAAAATAACTATACTCGGCACAAAGGTTTCACAGATTAGTTTTCCAAGTGGGTCATATCTTTCGCAAGTGTCAGTTGACGGAACGACAATAACCGGCAATGGTGCTGATATTGCGTTGAGTGTCGGGGTTGATTATCAGAGTAAGTGGACACAATCAGGCGGCAATCTTTACCCCACCGCAAACCCAGCAACCCTTTACCTCCCAGATTACGATACAGGTTTTCAGATAGGGGCAAACCCAAGAAGGTTTTCGCTTTATTACATCGACGATACAAGCGGATGGACACTTGATTTTAATACTAATGGTTTAGGGTCTGCGATATATGCCCCGAATTCATTAGACACAAATTTTGAGTTTACACACGGAATAAACATTCCCACCGGTCAAACATACAAAATCAATGGTGTAGCGTTATCCGCCGCAAATGTCGGGGCGGAGGCGGCACTTGGAAATCCAGCTACAAGTGGTTTTATTCTGTCAAGCACTACGGCGGGGGTTCGCTCTTGGATTGACCCGTTGTGGACAAGTGCTACTAATGGAATGACTACAAGCAAAACAGGTATATCGATAAACGGGGCAACGCTTGCGGCTAATAATAGTTTTTACAGTCGTATTGCCGCAAACGCAAACCTTTTAGAGCTTGAATGTTTTTCAACAACTGCGGCACATTCTGCGCAAATAATGGCAAAGAAAAACAGAAACAATACTTTAGGGTCGAACGGGAATACTGTAGCGACGGATATTCTTTTCGATTTTCAGGGCTATGGTATGTACTCAAACACTTATCGGCTTGGGGGGCAAATGACTTTTAGTCAGACTGCTGACGGGTATACATATATCCCATCACGGTTTGATTTAAAGCTTGGGTACGGGACACCTCCGTCAACCGGTTACGGGATAAGAACAGCATTATCTGTTTACAATTCGGGACTTTTGGAGATACCGGAAATATTATCATCGGCTCCCACAGTAACGGCATCATATACCGGCATCTACGCCGACACCTCCGGCAACCTGTGGAGCCTCGGAACTGCGGGGACTCGGCTGTTGAATGCTTGGGATGATGCCGGAAGTGTCATATTGTCAAGGAGCTTTACTGTTAGTACAATATATTCACCTACCACAGCAGTAATCAGAGGCATAGCTGCATACAACACAAACACAAGCGCAAACGATAATATGTTTGCGTCGATTGGCTTATCGGTAACAGGTTCAGCATTATCGACAGCTTTTGCAAATATCGTTGCAATACGACCAGACCACGAATTATCAAGTACTGATTTAGCTATACAACTGCGAAAGACAGGTACTACCATCTTTGAGCATTGCAGGTTTAAAAGTGAAGGCTCATTGCAGATCAACAACGGCACCGCATCGGCAGTATCCGATGGGGCGAAACTATTCGCGAAGGATATTGACAGTAAATCGTTTTTACACACAGAGGGCGAAGATGGCTTAGAGAATCCTATTTGTGCTACTGGGCAAGTGACAATGACTGTTGGCGGAAGAACGACAAACACAACTACGCTTGTGAAATATCAGATTACCGGTAGAATTGTGACACTTTCCATTGAAGAGTCAACAGGTACAGCTTCTGGGGTTACTTTAACCTTAAGCACACTCCCTGTACACCTTAGGCCTGCATCGAATACGCAGGTTGATAATGTTCAAGTTATTTCAGCAGGTATAACATGTTCAGGGGCTTGTACTATCGGCACGGACGGTGTTATAACATTTTCAAGAAAATTAGTTAGCGGGTTACTTATTAGCTATTCGTCGGGTGCCGCTGATACAGGTTTAAAGGGTTTTACAAGACAGAGTTTTATTTATCAATTATAAAAGGAGAATGACAAAATGTTAAAAGTAACAGGACGCAAACAAATCAAAACAATCAACGGAACAGAATACATCGAAGTTCCGGACTGCACCTTCGCACTGTATAGAATCGACTTGACAGGTGACAAGCTCGCACTTCGTGAAGGACAGATAAGGATTTGTAGCAACGCTATCACCCACGAAGGTGAGCTAATAGAGGACGGGGTGTTTTACTGCGATGTCAAAGACCTTGATGATACGGTAGTGCTTTTTGGTGCAGTCACAATTAAGGATGTCAAGGATGGGATAGGGGCTATTGCACAGATAGTAAGGGAGCGGAAAACAGATGCCGGAAATATTACTGAATAGTTCGGTATCATTAATCACAAAACTAATTGATAAAGGGGAGTTCTCCCTTGTTATTTTTTCGCTCTGCATTGTAATAGGGATACTGTTTTACTCTCTCTACCATGCTCTTGATTTTAAAGTACTTTCAAAGCAAATGACCGTTTACCGTGATCGCATGAAACCTGTTATAGAATCGGCTAAAACTGACTATGCCTATGCGCTGCAAACAGAGATGCATGAGGGTAGGGTACACATTGACAGTTCGCAATTCGGGAATATCCTTGCCCGCCATGCTGATTTGATTGATGCGTGTTTCCTAAAAGCTGAAAGGTATATGCGTGATCGTCTATATGAAAACCACATCGCTCGACCAAGTTCTGATAATTGCCCGAATGAACGGTGCAAAGCTTGCACGGAGCCTAAATGCCGTTCATGGCGTGAGTTCTGCGAAGGTACTTACGATGCACATATCGGTATAATATGGGGGGAGTATCGAAACAGATATTCTGTGCGGTTTTTCCCATTGTCAATTTTTGAGCGGGAAAAGAAGTTTCATGAAAAAATTCCAGCACATTACATTGAGTGGTGTCAATTGTTATCCGTACTTGGAAGAATTTCAAAAAACAGATGGGGGTTGAAATGAGTAAATATGAGTACTCTCCGGCGTTGCTTGATGCGGTTGAATATTGTGAACTTGTGGATTTGTTTGATGAAGGAAAAGATGTCCCTCCCAACAATCCAATATATCGCAAAAACCCTTTGCGTGACTTCTACCCACTAAAAAGAGACTATGATATCTGCATAGTCTCAAACGAACCCACCCGACTTGTGGTTGTTTTCCAAGGGTCAAAGCAATTGCCTGACTGGATTAACAATCTTGATGGCATTAAAAAGGTTGGAGATATGCACCAAGGTTGGTATGAGACTTTCACAAAATTCAAGGATGAAATTTTGAAGATTGTTTCTGCGGAAGGGCATAATAAGAGGGTTCAATTTTTCGGTCATTCACGGGGAGGAGCCTTGGCTATTATCGGTGCATACACCGTGGCTCAAATACTCGGTATTCCATGCGGATGTTTAACTTTTGGGGCACCAATGGTAGGTGGTAGGATATTCCGGGATAAATTTAGAATGCTACCTATAAATTCGACAAGGTGTGTTATAAATCGTGACCCCGTTCCTAAAATGCCTCCGAAGGCACTTGGGTATAAAAACGAGTCATTTATTAAGGATTTAAATAATAAGGCGTGGTATCTTTTGCCACTCCCAGGTGTGGGTGCTCGTGCTCATGTCGATTATTATTCCAATGTCAGAAAATGGTCGTAAAGAATATTGTTGGCATAGTTGATAGAAAAGAGTTATTTTAATAACTGGAAAACCTTACAATTTTTTAAAAGGAGATTTTATGAATGGTGGAACAGCAAGTCCGAGTGATGCAGCGTTACATGTGTGTGAAATTGTGACTTCAATGGCGAAGTCTATTAATAACATGAACCACATCATCTCAAAGTATGTTGAGAAATATGGATACTTGGAGGGTGTTTTGAATCCTCCGCAACAGGCCGTCCCTCCCCAGGGTGGTGAGATCGGCGCAAACGAAGGGTCTTAATGGACTTTATTTACAGCAGGGGTGTCGCTCCGGTAACAATACAGTTCGAGGATGAATCCGAGGCTGTGTTTATGGATTTCGGGGACGGCACATCTGCTACTGTCATGTCAGGAAAGCACGAATACAAGTATCCAGGTGAGTACATTCTATCCTTCTCTGGTGAAGCACATAAAATAATTGTAGATGACACGGACATTCTGAATAACGGCCTTGGTAATAATGAAAACCGAAGGTCGTATCAGTATGGGAATAGCACCGAACAAGGGTATGGGTGGAGCGAGAACGGGGATACGGGGTTTGTTGTACCGGATAACTACGGGTCAGTCATCCCTCTTTATGATAATGATGATAATTTTCAAATGGTTATTTATGATTCAGCAACAGGCCTTCCTTACACAGATAATCCCCGAAAAGCCTGCTTAAACTCAAAGATTCTCGATTCATGGCTTGATAAGGCCGATCCGTTCAAGGCTGAAGGATATGCAATCCGAACACGGGTGAGACTTCCTGAATTTACCACTTCCCACGAATCCTATCAACAACAAATGAGCGACCTTTCCCTTTTCTTCAGTCCGATTTACAAAGAACGGCAGGGGACAACAGGGTATACTGAGGAAGGTCTACGGGAGAACTCAGTAATAGACATAGAATTATATGCCGATGATAAAATCAACTCCAAAGCAAAGTCTGTAGATATTCCAATGGATGTCGAACTGTTTTTCGACAGAGATGTAAGAGGGAACCCACTACAAGTTGCTTTTGAGACTTCCGATTCTCAGTATAGGTTTATTAAATCAGAGGCGTTTCTTGAAAGATATGATAAGGCAAAGTTCCCATTTAAAAACGGAATGAGTGATGTCGATTTTCAGAAGGAACTTGGAAATGCCTTGTTTAGGCTTTCAAGGAGAATTGGGGTAGATGTGATTACCGGGGAAGGCCTTCCCGTAACTCGATCAACTGGTCTTGGCCCTGACGGAAAAACATCTCTATGGCAACTCTCCGACACAATAACTCTCCAAGAAGGGTTTGTTGTTGTTGTTTCAAACCAAGACGATGTAATCCTTGACGAAGGAACCCCGGTTGAATTAACCGTTCTTCCGGTAGGATCATTCTTTCTATCTTACGGAGCAATTGCAGAAGGCAACACGGTAGCAGAAGGCTCTAACAGAGTATTCGATTTAAGGGTTTTTTCTGCTCCAATTTCAGTTAGTGCTATAAATTACTTTATTTCAGATATTACGGAAAACTTCGGAAACAATACTTGCGGGAGACTATGAACACACTCGAAAAAATCCAAATGGATGACAAGAGGGTTCAAGACCTTCTGAATAGAAATTTCACTAATATATGGAATGAGATTCAAGCATTGAAAAAACTTAACAGTATAGAACTGCTTTCTTTCGACAAAGATTCTATAACATTGAGAATCGGCAAAAGCAGTAGAAAGGTTTCAACACTATGAGGTATTGGGAAAAACTCGCACAACTGAAAAGCAAGCCAAGTGAAGAGGATAAAATTGCCTCAGTATTGGGTGTTTATACAGGAAAAGGTGCAGATGGGATACTTCAACCTGATAAACCGGCAATGATCGACTATTCTACGGGAAGGCCGTCTATTGTCCATGAAGGAGAGACAGTTCAAGACACCCCACTTGGAAGATATGTTACTCCTGCCAAGGCCGTCCCGCTTAATACTGAAACCGAACAAATGCAAGCAATGCAGGCAGAAAAATCACTTGGCCTTCCCGGGTATCAAACCGGCGGTTACATCCAAGGCTACCAAACCGGTGGATATATGCAACCCCAAACACTGAACCCGAATCAGCAGACTCAGTTTGCACCACCTCCGCAGGTCAACAGAAACGACCCGTCTCCTTTTCAGCAGCAACCGACAAACCTCATTCAATTTCCTGGTACAAGTCAGCAGAACCAAAAGACGATCTCTGATAGCATGAATATTCTCAAGGGAGTAGCTTCAGGGCAGAACTCAGTCTACGATATGCAAGCGAATCAAGCCCTTGGC